CCCCAACAGCCGCATCAACAAGTCGCTACGGGCTTGGAATGTCAAGTGTGATTAAGGAGAGTGAGGATGGAAAGCCGAATGAATTATGCCCTTTCAGGCAACAGGCAAGGCTTTGAAATAAAACCGACAGACAATGTGACGCACTGCCCGGATGGTTACACCGAAGTCCGTAGAGGCGATGCCGTCATTGCTGTTTACAAGACATCACTGCTGGTGCCTGCAAAGAAGAGTGCCCCATGACCGCCATGTCTCAAATCCTCCGCCGCCTGCGGATGCGCCGTATTCCGGCAATGCCGCCCGTGCCTGAGAAGCGACCCGTGCGGTTTGAATGGGCCACGCCGCTGTGGTTTGACGAGGCCAAGGAAGCCGAGCGTGCTGAGGATGAAAGCGGCAGGGCGCTCCCCGGCGGGTAATGTATGGCCCAGCCCAAGCCGCAGACCGGCGACAAGAAAGTCATTATTGAGATTGACGGCGTTGAGATTGACGCCGCCGAACAGTTGCGAGCCATTGAGCGCTACGAGTGCGAAGCCAGCCTCATGACGTTCATGGAGCACGCTTGGCCCCATATGGACCCGGCCCCGCTCCAGACCAACTGGCATCTTCACGACATGGCGATGCATCTGGAGGCTGTGGCGGATGGCGACATCAGGCGGCTCATCATTAACGTGCCGCCGCGTTCCTCCAAGACCAGCTTGGCGACCATTTGTTTCCTGCCATGGATTTGGGCGCAAAGCAGTCACGGTCCGAACAGCGGCCCGCACGTCTCTGCGATGTACGTATCGTACAACGAATCGCTCTCAATGGAGCACAACGTTGCCTGTCGCCGCCTCATCAAATCGGAGTGGTTCCAATCCCTCTGGGGCGACCGCTTCAGTTTGCTGGATGACGTAGACACCAAGTCTGCCTTCGCAAACGACAAGGGCGGTAAACGGTTTATCTCGTCCATTGGCTCGCGCGTCACCGGAAAGGGCGCGGACATCATTGTGCTGGACGACCCCAACGCGACCAATGATGCCGAGTCCGAGGCCGTCCTCAAGACTACCAACGATTATTACGACAATACGCTGCGCAGCCGCCTCAACAACAAAAAGACCGGCGCCATTATCTGCATTCAACAGCGCGTGGCAGAGCAAGACCTGACCGGCCACCTTCTGGAGAAGTACCCCGGCGAGTTTGACCACTTCATGGTCCCGTTGGAGTTTGAGCCGGATCGCTCGTTTCCGACATCTATCGGCTGGCAAGACCCGCGCACTGAAGACGGTGAGCCTCTCTGGCCCGAGCGCTTCGACGAAGAGTTCGTTGCGGGCGAAAAACGGAACCCCTGGGTCTACGCGGCCCAATACCAACAGAGACCTGCCCCCCGTGGCGGCGGCATCATCAAAAGCGATTGGTGGACCCTCTGGGACGCTAAAGAGTACCCCCTATTCGACTACGTGCTTGCCTCACTCGACACTGCATACGGTTCAAAAGAGACAGCAGATCATAGTGCCATGACTATCTGGGGGGTCTTCTCTGAAGACATCGTGAACCGCGCGGAGCGCTACATGGACCATGAAGGCCGCGTGGTGGACGGCAACATCGGCCCCAACGTGTTTGCGCCGAAAGTCATGCTGATCTACGCCTGGTCGAAGAATCTCCAGTTTCACGAACTTATCCAAGAGACCGTGGCGCAGTGCCGCAAGTACAAGGTTGATATGTTGTTGGTAGAAAATAAGGCAAGCGGCATCAGTATTGCGCAAGAACTTCGGCGAGCGTACAGAAACGAGCGCTTTGGCGTGCAACTAATCAATCCGGGGAACATGGATAAGGTCGCGCGGCTGCACTCAGTTGTGCCGATTTTTACTAACGGTCTTATTTACGCGCCGGACAAACAATGGTCGCAAATGGTAATTGACCAAGTGGCCAACTTCCCGAAGGGGCGTCTGAAGGATGTCGTCGATACGTGCTCGCAGGCATTACGTTTTCTTCGCGACCGAGGTATGCTTGAGCTTCGCAGCGAAGTAGAGGTTGACTTGGGCCGCGCAACGATGTTTGATGGCAACCGATCAGCCAAGCTGTATCCGGTTTGAAAATGAGGCAAAACATGAACCCACAATATACAAACGGCGAGGAAAATAAACCGCCCTCCATCAACCTGTCTAAGGCTGCGCACGCCTTATCAATGGATGAAGGGCGCCATTGGGCCACAACATGACCACCATCCCCGTCCCCCGCATCCCCGCACAATGCACGATCACCAAGCTATGTGCGGGGCGCTGGCTGGCGCATGTCACATCGCCGGTGAGCGACTTCGCCAGACTCTATACATGCGAGGCCAATTCCGATAATGAGGCAGCGAAAGAAGCGCTGAGGCGCTACGAGGAGGAATACCCGCATGGCCGGTCTGGGCACGCCGCTGAAGGACATTGAAGTCGAGGTCGGTCCTGACCCCGATGCGGTCGATACGCCGGAGACGGACGCCAAGGGGAATGTGATTTCCATCGCCCACAGCGACGGGAGCATCACGGTCTCCATCACGGACGAACCCATTGAAAGCATTCTCGCCGACACTGGGGGGCGCGGCAAGTGGTTTGCCAATCTTGCCGAACAGATCGACGGTGACGAGCTTGCCCGCATTGCGGACGAGATCATTCGCGGCGTAGCGGATGACGAGCAGAGCCGTTCGGCATGGATTGAAAGCCGTGCCGAGGGACTCAAGATGCTGGGCCTCAAGATGGACGTGCCCAGCCTGTCCACGGGCGCAGATGGGGCGCCAGTTGATGGCCAGAGCACGGTGCGCCACCCGCTTCTACTGGAGTCCGTGTTGCGGTTTCAGGCCAATGCGCGCTCCGAACTCCTGCCCACAGATGGCCCGGCCAAGATCAGGAACGATGATAACAACTCCACGACGCAGGAGGACGCCCTCGCCAACGCGCTGGAGAAAGACCTCAACCACTACCTGACCTCAACAGCAACCGAATACTACCCCGACACTGACCGGATGCTCTTCATGACGGGCTTCGGCGGCACGGGGTTCAAGAAAGTCTATTGCTGCCCGCTGCGTGAGCGCCCTGTGTCCGAGAGCGTGGACGCGGTAGACCTCATTGTGAACAACGAGGCGACTGACCTCAACAATGCGCGCCGCGTGACACACCGCATCCGTATGCGCCCGAGCGTGGTGCGCCGGATGCAGCTTGTGGGAGCATGGCGTGATGTTGAGCTTGGCACGCCGATGGCCATCAGCCAGAACAGCGCGGACCTTGAAAAGAAGGACATTGAGGGTGTTGCGCCGGTTGGCAATATCGACCCCGAGGACCGCGACCGCGAGATTTACGAGTGCTACTGCGAACTTGACATCAAGGGATTTGAGCACAAGAAGGGCGGCAAAGCGACCGGACTGGATGTGCCGTACCGCGTTGTGGTCGATGTGTCTTCGCGCGAAGTGCTCTCGGTGGTGCGCAACTACAACGAGGACACGAAGGATTTGCCGGTCGCGCGCAAGTGGTTTGTGAAGTACCCTTATGTGCCGGGTTTCGGCTTTTACGACATTGGCCTTGTCCACATTCTGGGCAACACAACCAATGCGCTGACGGCCTCATGGCGCATTATGCTCGACAACGGCATGTACAACAACTTCCCTGGCGGCCTCATCGCCAAGTCTGCCACGCGCCAGAACAGCAATATCTTCCGTGTATCGCCGGGTTCGTTTGCGCCGGTCGAGACGGGTGGTATGCCGATCCAGTCGTCCGTGATGCCGCTGCCCTACAGCGCACAGGGTATGCCTGCCCTGCTTGGGCTTGTGCAGGAGATCGAGAGCGCGGGCCAGCGCGTGGGCAGCATTGCCGAGATTCAGGTCGGTGAGGGTTCCGCCGAGGCCCCGGTGGGCACGACCATGGCTTTGATCGACCAAGCCTCCAAGATCGAAAACTCTGTCCACAAGCGGCTGTTCTCGGCGCAGGCTGAAGAGATCAAACTGCTCTGCGGGCTGTTTGAAGAGCATCCCGAGGCGTTCTGGGAGCGCAACGACAAGCCTTCTACCCCGTGGGACAAGGAGACGTTCCTGACTGCACTGCGTGACTATGACCTTGTTCCACAGGCCGACCCCAACACCAGCAGCCATACGCAGCGGCTGATGAAAGTGACCGCACTGAAGCAGCTTCAAGGGCTGTCCCCGCAGCTTTATGATCCGGTTGCGATTGACCGCGTGGCACTACAGACTCTGGGCTTTAGTAACCCCGAGCAGTTCTTCCTGAGCCAGCAGAACAACAATGCGCAGCAGCTTGAGATGCTGAAGGAAGTCAACGCAGCGCAGGTCGAGCAGAAAAAGGCCGATGCAGCGGTGGCCAAGGCGCAGGCTGATACCACGCGGGCGCAGGCGGATGTTGCCGAGGTTCAGGCCAAAATCCAGAGCGGGTTTTTCCAGAAAGAAGCTTCTGGTCTCGGCGCAGGGTCGGAACGCGGGGCGCCAGATGAGGTGGACATCATGCAGGCCGAGACAGCGCGCATGGACGCGGAAACGAAACGTATGGCGGTTATGCAGGAGGCGGACCATCACCATGTAGACACGGTGTCCGACATTTTAAAACACCTGCACCAGCAGGCGACCCAGCGGCATGTTGCCAGAGCCAGCCGTGGCAAAAGCGGCGAATAGCGTGCGTCATTGACGCACATTTTGCGGAGAATAGCAAATGACCGATGTGGGTAGCCTTGGCGCGGCGCGGTTTCGCAGGGCAGCGAAAAACGGGGAATCCCAAAACGTGGGTGCCATGGATATTCTGCAATGCGCTTTGGAGCGTGTGGCAGAGGTGGGTTCTGAGCGCGTGCGGTATGTGCATGTCATCCTGAACGTGGACCCTGAGCAGCCGTACAAGTACAAGGAAGATGATGGCCCGAATCTGATGATTTTCGATAAGCTCAACGCGCTTGAGAAGATCGGGATGCGAGACATGATTCACATGATGCTCTTTGGTGATGACGATGATTGACGCCTGAAGCGCGGCATGGTAATCCGATGTGCGCCATTCTCGGAGTCCTGCTTCCATGTACGATCTTGCAGCCAAGTCCCGCCATGCAATGAAGGCCAAAATTGAGCGCCTGATTGATCCGCATCCGGGCAAGGTTGATTCGTCGGATTACGGCCCCGAAGAAACCGACATGCACGCTGATCGCAAGACCAACGTGAAGCGTCCGATCAATCCGCGCGCATACAAGCGCGGCGGCAAGGTGACGAGCGCTCCCGAGGGCCGTGAACCCATGCGCAACGCTGGCAAGATGCAGCGGAAGGGTCATGCCCGTGGCGGCGCACCCAAGCACGACGACGCCGCCGAGGACAAGAAGCTGATCGACAAGATCGTGAAGCCCGAGGCGCGCAGGGATGCCCGTGCAATTGGGG